CGTTCCATTAATTAAGGAATACCTTGATGTATCGGTAAAGAACGATGACGCATTAATTAAATTAGCCGCTATTGTACAACGTATGATGAAAGACCACGCTGTATCTGAAACTGGTGGATTCATATTATCTGATGAAGAGAAGAAGCAATTGATGGCTGCTATGGACGAAGTTGAAAGGGATTTACCTAAAGAGTCCGATGGAGACGATGAATGAAATTAGCTACAGTTCAAAAAATCATATTAAATGATAACGACCCGAATACTGTAAATTCAATTATAGCATCCACTCAATCGGGTGGTATTGGGTCTAATATTGAATGTTTTCCAATGTCTTTAAATTTTAGACAAATTCCAATTATTGGAGAACAGGTTTATGTCGTTGGTGGGTTTGACTCTACGTCATCTGCTAATAGTAAACGAATAACAAATTATTACATATCACCAATATCGTTACAATCTAACATCAATCACAACTCATTACCTAAATTAAATTATTTAAAACCGGGTAGAGATAATTCGATACAACAATCATCGGCTGGAATACCCGCCGTATCATCTACCGATTCCAGACCTGAACTTGGAAATGGGTTTGTGGAATCACCAAGTGTATCTCAACTACAATCTTACCTTGGTGATGTTATATTTGAAGGTCGATTTGGTCAATCCATCAGATTTGGATATACTCCAAAAAATGTAAAAAAAACAGATGTATATGTTGATGGTGCTTCTATTGAACCATCGTGGTCATCTACCAAACCTGAATCACCGATTACTATATTTAGAAATGGTGCTGGTTTAAGTCGTGGTTATAATAAGTTTGTAGTAGAGGATATTAATAAGGATGATACTTCTATATGGATGACATCAGCACAAACAATACCCTTAAAAACTCAAACGTTACCTATAACATCTACTCCAATTTCTCTTTATAACAAACCACAACTATTAATTAACTCGGGGCAGGTTGTTATAAATTCAAAAACCGATAACGTGGTTTTATCATCAAATAAAGATATAGTTTTAGCTACACCATCTAACGCTACAACAATAGATAAAATAATTGAAGCAATTGAAATATTAGCTCAAGGGTTGTATCCAACAGCAGTTGGGCCCACGGGCCCACACCCACGGATTGCCGAGATAATTTTAAAAATAAAACAAGGTTTATAATATGGCTCTTAATAAAACAGAACTTAAAAACGAGTTAGCCACAAAACTTGAAGAATTACGAAAAAGACCGGGTGGCGGTTCTACTGAAGACTTTGCTAGAATCATAAGCGATGCTATTGATACTTATATTAAAAAAGCTCGCATAAATAATAAAAATGGTGATGACACCGAAAATAAGATAAACTAAAGTAAACGATATTTATTACTATGGATACTAATAAACTATTTAAAGCGATTCAGATAATCGTTAAAGAGGAAGTAAAAAAAGAGATGGCCAAACGTGAAAAGGCTATCCGTGAATCCATTATAAAGGAAATGAAATCTACTTCCAATAAAAAATCAACACCAACAAAAGACCCATTGGATGTTGAACATATTTTTGAATCTACCCCAAAGAAGAAATCAAATGTTACATTTACTGGTAAGTTTTCTGAACTTTTAAATGAGACTGCTGATAGTGGTGAATGGAGAAGTATTAATTCAACAGGTGGTAGCAGAGTCTTCACATCAAACATGGCTCAGGGATTCGGGTCGGTTCAAAGTGGTGTATTAGAAACGGCCGAAGGTAGGTCTGTTTCGGTGGAACAACTTCAACAAACTGAAGCTGGTGCTGCTGTGGTTGATGCTTTAACAAAAGACTATTCTGCGTTAATGAAAGCTATTGACGCCAAGAAGAAGGGTATGTAATGGCTGCTCGTAGAGAATGGAAAATAAATCCGCTTGATTTAAAAAAGAATGTTGCTATTGGTGTTATGCTACCATTGGGTGGTAGTCCTTTATTCAAACTATCATACACCACAGAAGACCAGTCCATCTCTAATTTAAAAAATTTATTGTTAACCCGAAAAGGTGAACGACCCTTTCAACCATTTTTTGGTACTGATGTTTATTCTTTGTTATTTGAACAAATGACCGATGACCTTGAAGCATCACTATCAGAATCTTTAACACAAGATATCCAATTTTGGTTACCATATATTATAATTAATTCTATAGATGTAAATGTTAATGAAGATTCAAATAGAATAAACATATCGTTAAATTATAGAGTAACTGAACGAGGCGCTAATCGGAACATAACAATGAACATCACATCACAAGGAAGTATGACATTAGTTTGAGGAATATAAATGGCAGATAAAATAAAAAAAGAAGTAAATTTAATTGGTCGTGATTTTGGTGACATAAGACAAAATCTAATCGACTTCACAAAAAACTACTTCCCACAAACGTATAACGATTTTAATGAGGCTTCACCTGGAATGATGTTTATGGAAATGGCATCATATGTTGGTGATGTCCTTTCGTATTATACTGATGTTCAATTACGAGAATCTATTCTTGAAGAAGCTCAAGAAAAGAAAAATGTATTTACAATAGCTCAATCTTTGGGGTACAAACCAAAGTTAAATGTCCCAGCAAGTACAACATTAAGTGTATACCAAATAGTGCCATCAAAGGGGTCTGGTGACAGTGTATCTCCGAACTTTGAATATGCACTCACAATAAAAGAAGGTATGAAAGTATCTTCAGTATCAAGTCCAAATGTCACATTTTCAACTGTAGAAAAAGTAAATTTTACATTTTCATCATCATATGACCCTACTGAAGTAACTGTTTATCAAATTGATGAAACTACAAACGAACCAATATACTATCTTCTTAAAAAATACGTCAAGGCTGTTAGTGGTGAAGAAAAGACTGCCACATTTACATTTACATCTCCAAAGATTTATGACAAAATCAAAATCGAAGATGATGGTCTGATTGACGTAATTAAAATTACAGATGACGATGACGATGTGTGGTCAAAGGTGGAATATCTTGCACAAGACACTATATTTGAACAAGTCCCCAACACCACAGACTACTCATTACAAATGTCGGTATACTCATCAGAAACCCCATATTTGTTAAGACTTAAAAAAGTACCCAAACGATTTGTTACACGAGTTATAGATGATGGTTCAATTGATATTCAATTTGGAGCCGGCATATCATCTAATGCTGATGAGGAAATTTTACCAAATCCGAACAATGTGGGTTCTGCTTTATATAATTCGACTTCAAATCTTGACCAAGGGATTGACCCATCTAACTTTATGTATTCAAAGACATATGGTATAGCTCCATCAAATACTACATTAACAATTACATATAGAGTTGGTAATGGTGTCATTGATAACGTACCATCTCAAGACCTAACGAATATATCGGATTTAGTATTAGAAAATGACTCATCGGACTTGGATAATACTGTGGTAAGAGTTGTCGAACGTTCGGTGGCTGTAACCAATGAAGCCGCTGCTGGTGGTGGTAAATATGAAGAAGATATTGAAGACGTTCGTCAAAATGCTATATCATATTTTAGGGCCCAAAACAGAGCAGTAACTCGTGAGGATTATGTGTTACGAGCATATGCACTACCACCCCAATTTGGTTCGGTATCAAAAGCATATGTTGCTCCTGATTTCCAAGTATCTACTGCTCTTGATGGAACTTATATTAGTAAAAATGGAATTCCCAACCCATTAGCCATCAACTTCTATGTTCTTGGGTACGATGCTAATCAGAGATTGAAAAATCTAAACACCGCAACAAAAGAGAATCTTAAAAATTATTTGTCATATTATAGAATCCTAACTGACGCTGTTAATATTAAGAATGCTCACATTGTAAATGTTGGTATCGACTTTGAAATTATTGTACTACCAAATTACAATTCAAATGAGGTATTATTAAGATGTGTTGACGCCCTTAAAAAATATTTCCATGTTGATAATATGCAAATAAATCAACCAATAAATCTATCGGATGTCTATGTATTATTGGATGGTGTAACGGGTGTACAAAGCGTTATTAGACCAAATGAAAATGGTGAAGGTGGACTACAAATTGTAAACAAATATGATGGATTATATTCATCCAATAAATACGACATGAAAAACGCTACACGAAATGGTATGATATATCCACCAAAAGACCCCGCTATTTTTGAAGTAAAATATCCCGACACGGATATTCGTGGCAAGGTAGTTAGATTGTTTTAAGAGGTAAGAAATGATTTATAGACTATATCCAAAGAAAGACGCAACAATCTACGAAGACACACTTCGTAAGAATCAGAACACCGGTAAGGATGAGATTCTTGAAGTTGTAAAATTATATGATACTGACGACACTTCGTTGTTAGGAAACAGCCGTGTTTTATTACAATATGATTTATCAGAAATCAGTCAGTCTATTGTTGATGGTAATATTAGTGGAAATATAAAATATTATCTACACCTTGAATCTATTGATGAAACTGAAGTAGCACCAAACTATACCCTATATGTTTACCCAATCAAAGAATCTTGGGAAGAGGGTGTTGGTTCGGAGCCGGACACCCCACACAATACTCAAGGTGTATCTTGGGTATATCGTGATGGTATCACCGAGTGGAGTGTAGCTCAAGCTAATTCATTTAATGGTTTAAATGCCAGTACTGTTCCTGGTCTTCTTGGTTATTATGATTTCTTATCTACAACAACTCCATTCGAACTTGTAGACCAAATCAATGGTATCAATGGTACTGCTCCTGTACTCCAAGTAAACAACGCTTACCATATGCAATTATCCGCATCTTATTATGGTGGGGGCACTGTTAATCTATCCGCTTCGCTACAAAGTGGGTCTACATATTATGTAAACTTTGAAATAAATCCAAATACTATAGAAGCCGTTGATTTTAGAATCCAAAGGCCAAATGGTTTGTATTTTACTTCAAATGAGGTTACAAATTATACCTCATCTATCAGAACAGCATCTACACAATCAATATCATTTACACCAAACACTACCGGAAATCACAACATACAATTTATATTCTTTGACCAAGATGCAACGAATGGGGTAACTGCTACAATTGATAACTTCTTTCTGTATAAACAACAAGAAGCCGGTGTTCTTCTAAACGACACATTTGTAATCACAGGCACACCTGCTTCTGCGAGTTATTTTTTAAGTGAACCAATCACGGGAAGTTTAGGTGAGGTTGCTACCATATTTGTTAGTCAAAGTAGACTAAACATGAGTGCTTCTAATTTTGGTGGAGCTACATTAGTCAAAAGATTTGAATTATATGGTGGTGTTGGATATACTGCCAGCTTTGATTTAAATAGTGGAAATATGTTTGCATCATCATCTGATGCTAGTAGTTCTATTGCATTCTCGATATTAGAGCCGGATGGTAGACAATTACAATCTACCGAAATAAATGGGTACTCTCAATATATAAGTGGGTCATCACCACACACCTCAAGTTTTGTCGCGGCACAAGATGGTTATTACTTTTTCAGATGGACATACTTTAATGATACAGTTGGTGACGCTAGTGCGTCTTTGTCATCATTTTTATTAAGAACTGATCCTGTATTATACCCAACCGGCGCATACTATACTGATAAGACATTTGAATCAAGATATAATGTAAATCAAGGCGGTGGCACTTGGTACACATCTTCATGGGGAACAAATACATCGTATTCACAATCCTTTGATAGATACGTTCAAAACTTAAATGTTGAAGTTACCGATTACGTTAATGATTGGTTGGTTGGCGATAGAACTAACAATGGGTTTATTGTATTAAAAAGCAGAGCCGATGAATCTTCTACAAAAAAGTTTGGTTCTATGAAGTATTTTTCGACCGATACACATACAATCTACCCACCATCATTAGATATCAGATGGGATGACTTTACGTTCTCAACTGGGTCATTGACGGCTCTTTCTAACGCAAGTGGTGCTGATGACATTGTATTATATGTAAAAGGATTAACAACCGAATACAAAGAAACATCAAAGGCTAAGATTAGAGTATTTGGTAGAGAGAGATATGCTACACGAACATTCTCAACATCACCTACCAAAGTTGTAAAATACTTACCACAAACAACTTATTATTCGTTGGTTGATGCTGAAACCAATCAAGTAATTATTCCGTTCCATGATACTTATACAAAGATAAGTTGTGATTCCACTTCCAATTATTTTAATTTTTGGTTCAATGGATTACAGCCCGAAAGATTTTATAAGTTTGTATTTAAAGTTGTCATGAATGGTACTACAAAATACTATGATGATAATTTTTATTTCAAAGTGGTTAAATAATGGCAGTTGAAAGAAGTATTAAAAGGAATGGTAGGGGTCAGATAATATCATACCCTGTTTCATTTGATGAAAATGGAACTCCGTTACAACAATACGGAAAGCTTGGTATTGGTGTCGATGATTCAACTGATACTGAAAAATATACAAAGTATTCTTTTTTTAACGAATTCATAGATGCAATTTCAGATGAGTTAAGACAGACTCCAACAATTGTAAATATAAATCCAACCCCAATATATACAACTGAAATTATAGTAACTGAAGAGGGGGCTACCACATCCAATACAAACACAGGTACAAATTCAGGTGGTGTGGGTTTACCAATTGTATATCCACCATTTGGCCAAGCGGGTTTTCCAATTGGACAACTCCGACAATATCAAGGTGTGACTTATAGATGGAATGGTTACGCTTGGGAAACACAACAGGTTTAATATGTCATTAAATAGATTTACAAATATAGACGACATTACGGGATATGTTCCGGT